CGCAATATGAAAGCGGTAGCTTGTATTTTACTGCTGCTGGTGCATCTATATTTAGTAAAGCAGATGGGGCTGCCGCTGGTGGTGGTGGCAAAGTGTTGCAGGTTGTTCAAGGAACAACAACAACTGCTGCTACCAATTCTACTAATACTTATGCAGACACTAATTTAACCGCAACCATTACGCCTAGTTCAGCAACAAGTAAAGTTTTAGTTATGGCAATGAACGGAAGTATCCAAAAAGGCCCAGGAAATGCAGCCAATGAAATTGCTATAAGATTAATGAGAGGCGCAACTCAAATTGGTGGTGTTATTAGTGGTTTATATACAAACACAGCAGTTGTTAACAAACAAACTTCAGCAGTTTACAATTACTTAGATTCACCTGCCACAACAAGTGCCACAACATATAAAACGCAATTTATGAATACTGGCAATGCTTCTTATGTTTTGTGTCAGGCAAATGATGAACAAAGCGTAATAATTTTAATGGAAATAGGAGCGTAATTATGGCAACAGGTGGAGAAGTTTTAAGTATGTTATTGCCTAATGGCGGTTGGTATATTACAGGTAATGATTATGAAGGCATACAATTTTTAGAGTGTGAGCCGATTACTAAGAAACAATTTACAGATGGGTTTGCTCAGTATGATGCTTGGAAAACTGCGCAAGATGCAGCACAAGTTTCTGCTAAATCAGCAGCACAGGCAAAACTTGCAGCACTTGGTTTAACTGTTGAGGATTTACAAGCTCTAGGTTTGTAATGCAACCAAAGTTATGTGCAGCTGGTGTGCAGTTAAGAGATCAAGTTGATACGTGGTTTCCAGATAGGCGTACTGCCAGTGATGGGTGGTTGGGCGATAGCCGTCACTCCGCCAGAAAATCGGATCATAATCCAGACGGGATCTGGGTTAGAGCAGTTGATATTGATTCTCGGTTGGAGTCATCCGACAGCCTCGCACCTTATTTGGCTGACCAAATCAGAATCGCAGCCAAGTCGGATCCACGCATATCATACGTCATCTTTAACAGGCGAATATGCTCGAAAATATTAAATTGGAAATGGCGTAATTACAAAGGCATTAACCCGCACAAGCGTCATATCCATATTAGCTTCACAACGTTAGGCGACCTAAATGGCACGCCATTTGATATACCACTAATAGGGGGCAAAATATGAAGATAAGCAAAAAACAAAAAGCAATACTAAAATCATACTTTAGAGGTGTGCTTGTATCGCTACTAACATTTTTGGCAAGTAATGAATTAGGTTTAGATCCTGCCGTGTCTGTAATTGTTGCAGCGCTTGCAGGTCCGGCAGCTAGGGCTTTAGATGCATCAGATCCAGTTTATGGCATCGGTGCCGATGAAGCATGACACCTACAGAATGGGCTGGCTTTGGCGCTGGCGTTATGGCCGTGCTATCAGGCGGGCTAGTAGGATTACGTTTTTTAGTTAAAGGCTGGCTAAATGAGTTACGCCCTAATGGTGGCTCTAGCATGAAGGATCAATTAACAAGACTAGAAAAGCGTGTCGATGATCTCTTTATCTTAATTAGTAAGTCATAATTTTATTATGGCTAGCACTCGTAAACGAAAGAAGATTAACAGGCGTGTGGTACGTAAATCACCCGACCCTTTATCTAAACTAGAAGTGTTTTATATTGCTAAGCATGAGATGTTTAAAGCTGCACGTAAGGCTGGATTCTCAGAATCTGTATGCCTGTATTTAATGGATAGTCCATCATCAATGCCAGACTGGGTAGTAGGCGACAATGGCATTATCCCAACTATCCCTACTCCAGATGAGGATGAAGATTAAGCGCATAGCGTTTATCAGTGATCTCCAAGTACCCTTCTTTGATGAGAAGGCAACAAAATCTGTAGGCCGTTTTTTAAGCAAGTGGAATCCGCATCGCACTATTTGTATTGGAGATGAAATTGATCTCCCACAGCTTGGCGGTTTTAATGCTGGCACTATTGATGAGATGGTCGGTAACATAAATGATGATCGGCAACTTACACAAGAAGTATTAACCTATCTAGGCGTTACAGATGTGGTTGGTAGCAATCACGGCATTAGACTTTATCGATCAATCAAGAAGCGTTTGCCTAGTTTCTTAAATCTGCCAGAGATGCAATACGAGCGATTCATGGGCTATGACAAATTACAAATAAAATTCAGTCCTCACGGCATAGACTGGGCGCCTGGCTGGATAGCAGTGCATGGCGATACTTTCCCACTTAGTCAAATTCCAGGACAAACGGCTTTAAATGGGGCTAGAAGGCATGGAAAAAGCGTGGTATGTGGGCACACCCATAGACTAGGCCAGTCGGCCTTCACAGAGGCATCTAGGGGCAAATTAGGGCGTACTGTATGGGGAGTAGAAGTCGGCATGTTGGTTGATCTTAGTTCAACAGGCATGGCGTACACTAGAGGGTATGCAAACTGGCAAACAGGCTTTGCAGTTGCCTATGTACATGAACGTAAAGTCCAGGTGGTTACTATTCCTATCCAGCCTGATGGCAGTTTTATATTCGAGGGCAAACTTTACAAATAAATCGTTACCAAAACGTTATCTAAGTCTGGCCCAAAACAATCCACAAAGTCGTACACAGGTGCAACACTATGCCTGTACCGCAAAGTATGCGGACAGTTAGGGCTATATGGTTACAATAGATATATTTTATGCAGTGTGTTATGGGATGCTTGGTTTATTAGGCATCAGTTGGTACATACACGTTAATAAAGAGAATGCTGAAGCACGTTATTACTACCTAGGTCGCCGTGATGGCTGGAATATGCATCGCCGTATGATCGAAAACAAAGTTAAAACCGATGAGGTGTTTGACTATGACAAGAACTGAGCAACTTTTTGCACATGTTATCGAAACTCTCCACAGTAGAGGCGCTCATTATGGCCACCCAATCGGGAACCATAAAAGAATTGCCGAACTCTGGTCAGCTTACCTTGGCTATCCAATTCAACCGAATGAAGTTGCGATATGTATGTGCCTGGTCAAAATCAGCAGACAAGCTGAAGATCCACGAGTCGATGACAATTACACCGATGCGCTTGGATACATGGCTATTGCTAAAACAATAACTGAAGCGATGCAAGATGAGGATGGAGTGTGGAAAGATGGCGTTTGATTTGAGTGAATACACCACTGTCCAAGAACGTTCAAACATTTTCTGGGAAAGGTACAAAAATGGAGCAATACGAACAAAGATTATCTCGGAGTCAGACACTAGAGTCATTGTTGTATGTGAATTATTTAGGGACACAGCTGACGAAAAACCATTCGCAACAGGTCATGCGAAAGAAGTTATTTCCGATAGGGGTGTCAATAGAGATTTTGCGCTGGAGAATTGCGAGACTTCGGCTAGAGGCGTTGCTTTTAAAGCGGCTAATATCGGTACTGAAAAGAATGGACCAAGTCGAGAAGAAATGGCTAGGGTAAATGCAAAAGAATCAGAAGTATTTAAACCTAAATATGGCAGACCAGGATCTAAGTCGGCTGCGATGGAGTATGCGTTACATATTGTGGACACACAATCTAAAGATAATACTAACGAGCCTAAGCCTGTTGCTTGGACTGTTGGGGAAAGCATTACTCAAATTGCTGAAGTTCTTGATGTTAGTTTTGTTTGCAGGCATGGTGATATGGTAAAGAAAGAAGGCATCGCCAAGGCTACAAATAAACCATACGCAGGATATGTATGCAGCGCACCTAAACCCGATCAATGTGATGCTAAATGGGCAAGACTTACAGCTGCAGGCACGTGGTTTTGGCCCGATGATTCAGAGTCAGGCAAAGGGGGTGAGTAAATGGGATATGTAGAAATTCTTAGAGGTGGACCTTACCTGGAGCGCATAGAGAACGACCAGGTAAAGTTTGTGCCTTCTACCGATGTTTGTGTAGCTTGTAATGATGACAGGCTTATAACTTCAGGTAATTTCTTAGTTTGTACTCAGTGCCACTGTAGGCAATAAGGATATTATCATGAAACATGCACAATTCAAATGTAATGGTTGTAGTCGCAAGACCGAGTTTCTGTGGCTCGATCAGTTGGATATGCCCGAAGGTTTTAAGGCGTATCAGTGTATGGATTGTGGCTGTGTCGGTGTCAAAAATATAGCCGAAGCAATAGGCATACCTGACAGTGATATAACAAGATGCACGCAGTGTGGTAGTTGGCAATTCTTAGGTACTGACTGCCACACCTGTGCTTTGATTGGAGCAAAATGAAAATAGGCTCGTTATGTACAGGT